TTATCCCGTCATCGCAGCGATAATTTTTCCCCATAGCCACGCGGCGACTGCGCCGACAGAACCGGCAATGAACGTGGTAAGAAGAGCCATTCCAATAAAGCGCTCGCGCCACCGTGAGAACTCGGCAACCGGCACTTCGATCTTGTCTAGCCGCTGTTCTGTGGTTCCGATGCGCCGGTCTGCGCCGTCGAGCTTCCGCGATAGCTCGTCCATCTTCTCGTAGGTCTGCTTACGAGCACCGGCGGCCCGTTGCTGCTCGGCAAGCATCAGATCCATTTTACCCTCAAGGCGACCGATGGACTTGTCCCGGCTCTCTTCGCTCATTGGAATTCCTCGACGGTGCTATCGTAAAATCCCGCACAGCGCCCTACACGAGCGTTGGCACTGTCCAGAGCGTTCCGCTCTCGTTTGAGGATCGATCTCACCTCAGCGCCAACTGTGAGTGCGGCATGGGGTTCCTGCGCCCGGCAGTCGCTTGGGAGGGCAGGAAGCACCACGCGTGCCTGCGCCGTCCCTTGGATTTCCGACGCCCGGTCGAGCCGGCGATCAAGGCTTGAGCAAGAACTCACGATCGTCAGGCCCAAGAGCGCAGGCGCGGCCAGCAGCCGAGAGCTTTGCTTCATAGTCGGTGATCTCCTGTTCGATCCGTTCTGCCTTTACCGCATCGGCAGCAACCGCATTTCTTAACTGCGCCTGGTAGGCGTCGATGACGATCTGGCCGGCTTTGAGTTGTCGGTCGCGCTCGGCAATCTGGCTTTCGAGCGCCTTCACTTCAGCGCCGGCGACCAAATCCTTGACAGCCGACGTCACCGCGTAGTTGATCGCGCGGCCCTGCTCGATCTGGGAAAATGCCCACCATGCGAGGCAGGCAAGGATGAGTGGACCGATAGGGAGAGGCAGGCGCCAGAAGAAGACGTTCCAGAAAATGGCGGCCATCACTTCAGGCCTGCGAGGCAAAGCACCCGCTCTTTCTTCCGCCTGTTGGTGAGCCCGGGAAAGACGATGCCAGCCGCCCTATTCCATTTCAGGAGAGCATCACAACCCTGCCGCGTCCGCCCCTGATTGATGAGGCGAACCACGCTGGACTTGCAGGCAGCGCCGGGGCCGACGTTATAGGCAAACGAGACGAGCGCCACATAGCGAGCATCGGGCAATGGAGCGGTCACACAACGCTCTATGCCGTTGGCGTAAATCTCAAGGTCTTTAACCAGCATTGCCTTGCACTCGGCAAGAGAATGGCTGTCTCCCCTCTTCACGCCATGCGTTGAGCCATAGCATACCGTCCATGGCGGTCCTTTGGTGGCCGGATCGGGATAGGCATTGAGCCTAAGCCCCTCGAAGCCGCCGACGGCAGCGACAACCATAGCGGCCAATGCACTGTTCTTTTTCAATCTTGACTTGTTCATTATGTTTCACCCTTCTATTGTGTGGACTCACACAACAATGCGAGATGCACAGATGGCGGAATGGCGAGAGATTGAAGTCAGGGGATATCCAATTCGCGTTAGCGAGGATGGCGATATCCATATCCCCGAAAAGACGACGACCTACTCTTTTGTGAGGTTGGGGAGGCCGAGCACAAAGACTGCCGTCTTCAAAGAACGGATGCTGAGGCAGTCAATCAATCATTTGGGATACAGGGAGGTCAGCTTCTCTCATAAACGGAAAGTCTTCAGGCATCCCGTTCATCGACTGGTAGCAATGGCGTTTGTTCCGGGGTTCAGAAGTGAACTAGTCGTCAATCACAAAGACGGGAACAAGCTCAACAACTCGCCTTCGAATCTCGAGTGGGTTACCAAAGGCAGAAACTCGCAACATGCGTGGGAGAACGGGTTAATTCCTCTTATCGGGGAAGGTCAGCCCACATCAAAGCTCACAGAAAAGCAGGTTCGATATATTCGCAGATTGCTTAGCCATGGCGTCTCCGCCAATTCCTTGGCTATCGTTGCCGGCGTTTCAATGCGTCTCATCTGCCTTATCAGGGATGGAAAAAGGTGGAAGCACCTGAAGTGACTGACTTACTCATCGGATAGTCCTTTCTGCGCGCACACACGCGCCACGAAAGCCGCTGCGACCGTGAGGCCAGACAGAGCGGCGAAAACACCGGGTGGAATGGGGAGGAGACCGTCGAGCAGAGGGAGTGCCACTTCGACGCCGGACAGGATAGCGGCGATGATCATCAGCCGAATGGAATAGGCTCGACGCAAAACGTCACGCCAGTTTTTGACTAGCATGTTGATTCCTCTTAGTTTTTATCGCTGGTTTGCGCTACAAAAAAGCGAACGCGCCGAAGGCTGGCAGGCCCACGACGCGAATTCCCATCATGATTTTAGGAACAATGCCACATGTAAGCGGTTAAGAACGCGCCGATGCACTACCCTCCCCGTTGCCGGGCCATTATTCTATCGGCGGCCATTCAAATGCGGGCAACTCCTCAACGAAAGCTTCAACGGTCGGCTGATCCCGCTCGCCGGATTTCACCTTCTCAAGTTCCGCCGTCACATAGGTCCAGACATCCGACCGCCAGTCGAATAGCGCTTGACCCTCGGCAGCGTATTGCGGGTTTTTATCGCCGCGATATGTGGTCGCCCGCTCGATGTCGTCATAGTCCCGCTCACGAGCGGTTGCATCGAGGTGGGCTTGGATAGCTGCCGAGAATGTCGCCTGCAAAGAGGCCAGTTGCGCCGCAGCCTTATGCTCTGCGGTCACAAGCTGAGATAGATCGATCGTCGCCATGGTCATTCCTCCGGTTCCGTTACGTCCGTCAGAGCGGGTTCGGGTTCCGGCTCCGGTTCGGGATCGCGGGGAATTTGAAGCGGCCCGTCTGGCACGTCCGCCAAGGGTGCAGGAAAAGCGACAGCCTGCGACGGGTTCGGGCCGTGCGGCAACAGCAGCGTCAAATGTAGCTCGCCAGAGATGCGCTCAACCTCGCCGACGACGAATTCATTGCTGACTGCATCTGCCGCCAGTGTCGCCCCATCTGGGATGCCGGACAGATCAACAGGATCGCCGTTGATGGTGAGGATGTCGCCGCTCTTGGTGACCGTGAGTGAGCTTTCGCAGCGCTGGGGACAGAAAGAAATACGCATCAGAACCACCTCCCGCTCGCATAGTAGGTGACAAGTTTTGAGGGGCCGGCAGTAATCGACGCTGATGACCACGGGTACATATTTGCCCCACTCGTTATGACGTTGCGCACGGTGACACCTCGAGCCTCATTCCCAGACCGTGACGTGGACCCCACAACAAAAGGCGATCCATCTGAGAATGCAGCTGGAAAGGTCCAGAAGTAGAGCGGGCCGATGAACAAACCACCACTTGCTACATTCCAGTTCTCTGAGGACTGATCGCGGACAAATATGCATTCCTGAGTACCGTCTGCATATCTCGTATAGGTGCCGTTCGCGTTGCTCCCTCTCTCTATGAGCGCGCCGGTAGGCACTCCTCCAGACTGGGATACCGTCCCGATAATGCTGGCTTGCGTGAATACGCTGACCCATGCGGACCATGATGTCGCATTGTAGAAGCGGTACTGGATACCATTGGCAAGGTTGTCGTTGGACCGGCTGATTGCCAACTGGGCATGGACTGTTGTTACTCTGGCCATATGAAGAACGACCCAGTTACCGGCGTCTCCAGGACGATTCAATGTGCCACCATCCGCACCGTAGAAGCCGCTTTCTGTGATGGCATTGAGATCGGCGGCACCCGGAGTGATGGTGCCAATCCTTGGAGGAATCTGCGCACCTGGAACCTCTCCCAGCGCCGAATATGCATCACCGCCGTTCGACGCCCCTATCAATGATCGCCCAAACGCCGTCAGCGCCGTCAAATCCATAGCCCCAGGGCCGGTGAAATAGGGCAGCGTGTCGGCAGCACCGACCAAGGCCGCAAGTGCTTCAAGATTTCCGCTATCCAGAAGGTCGGCGACGATCCGATAAGCAGCCTGGAACCGGCTGCCGTCCGGCTGAAAGCGAATGCGGAGCGGCATATTTGTGCCGGCCGCAGCGGCGGGGCACGGGAGGAACAAGACGCCGGCATTCTGTTGGGTTGGAGTAGCCCCGATGATCAGCGCATTGCCGCTTGGCGTTATGATCATATCGCCTGCTTCTACGCCAGCCGTCAGCAGCGCCGAGCCTGACGTTGTGAAGGCAGTTTGTCCGGCCGTCAGCGTGATCGTGCCGACATCCCAATCTGGACGGATTGCCATGGCTATTTCCCCTCCGCCTTCCGGGCTTCATGCGCTTCCTCGGCGGCCGCAACTGCAGCGCCATCGAGTTCTTGCTCCTCCTTCTCCGCTTGCTGCGCTTCGATATATCGCCTCATGCGGACAACCTCGTTGGCAAGAACCAAATTGCGCTGCTTGAGATAGTCGGCCATGGCGAGCGCTTCGTTGGCGATCGCTTCGAGGTCTATGGTCTGCTGATTTGATGGATCAGACATTGGGGCTCCTTCCCGCGATGGCGGGTTCTGGTTGACTGGTGCTTTGAGGCTTTCGGCTAGATCGGAATGGCGAACACGTAATAGCGGATGCCGAGTGGATCGGGCTCGTCGCGGACGATACCGCCGGTAGAGTTGTAGGTCGAAGGATTGCCCGGAGAGAGGTGAAATTTCGCGAAGGTATCCTCGACGCGGCACACCGAGCTTTGGTTCGTCGGACGCCCGTCATACTCCCCTGCCGGAGCGGCTCCCCCCGCATAGTAATAAAGCTGCGCCATGTAGGGAGGCCGGATCCTGTTATCAAAAATCGTCGTGTATTTTACGAAGGGATAAAATCCATCGTTCGGAAAGTTGATGATCTTCGCCACATTGCCGAAAGCCGCGCCGTCCGAAGCGTCAGTGAACTGGCTTGCGGGGATATAGGCCTGACTGATGATCGGCACGATCGGAAAGCGCGTGTCGAGCAGGATGTCGCCAAGCCGCGTCGCCGTGTCGCTTGAGCCGGGAATCTTGATCTGACCAAAGCCCGGTCCGGTGAACATGACGCGGCTCCCGCCGCTCGACCTGCCGTTGAGATCAACGCCGGTGACGAGGTAGCGAATGACTGTCGCATCGTCTGAGGTATTGTAAAGCGTGATAGAGCGCTGGTTGACGATATAGGAGAAACCGAATTGGCGATCGCGCGAAAGGCCGGTCGGCACATATCCAGGCAGATAGAACGGCTGTCCGTCGCGCTTGATCATGAAATCAACAATGACATTCGCCGTCAGATCGACCGGCGAATTGCCGACCGTCACCGAACCGCCGGCGGGAATGACAGGCGACTGGCCGGCCATGACGATCAGCGTCGCCGGCCGTTGACTGTCGATGAGCATATTTCGGCCAGAAGCCGTCTCCGCGTTATGACCTCCCCTCGCTAGCCGGAAGGTATCGGGGCGTATCATCAGCGCCTTGGTGCCGGGGACCGGTGTGATGTTGTTATCTGGGATCGCGCTTGGATCGGCTGGCAAATCCCAGAATGCGCTGATCACATCGCTTTCTGCTCGGACACTCGCGGTAGTTGTTCCGTAGGTCTGACTTCCGGATGCACATGCAATCCAATTTCCGAGACCGTAGCCATAGCGGGAATGAATATTGCCAGGGCGCGCCCACCATCCCGCGTCCCGGATTTCGATGACTTTCTGCAGATCACCCCCGAAATTTGAGAAAATGTATAGCCCGACTTCTGGCAATTGCCCCGGCGAAGCGCCGCTGATCCATGATAGAAAGGAGTTCGCACCGGTCACGCGACCTGTGGCGCGATTGCGGACACGGCTTTCGAACATCGGCACGAAATCGCCGGGATACATCCGGCTGACGAGATATTTAGGATAGTAGTTCGGAGGGTTTGAACCGCCATTGCCCTGAGCCACGAGCGTCCGGCTACCCGTTGTCGCACTTCCATCCAGATCGTAATAAAGCGCCGCGCCGGCCTGGGGCGGCCCCGGATAGGTCGCGGCTGTGCACGCGAGCAGATACGGATCCTTGATATAGCCGAGCTTGTCGTTCTCCGAGTTGAAAATGAACTTGTTATAGGCCGTGTTAGCGACCACCCAAGGCGCATCCGAATTGCTCTTGGTGATCTTGAGCACCGGCTTGCCGTTGATCGTTCCTGCGAATAGCCGTGGCATCAGTATATGACCTCCAGCCCCTCGACGCCGGGCGCTAGGATCCCGAAGTTCGTTTTCCCGGAGAATGTCGAAAGCTTCTCGACAATCGCAGTTCGGATGCGCGCCACCTGAAGCGCGAGTTCGCCGTTGATGAATGTGAGCGGTGCCTGACTATCTGAGCCATTCGTGACGATGAACTGGTCGACGTTGAAGACAGCGCGCGATGTGCCACCGTTTACGTCTATGAAGAATACACCGCTCGACCACGTATTGTCGGAGCCGGTCTTTACCTGCACACCCCATCTTGCCCAGCCGCCGCCAGGCGAAGCTTCGGCCTGCCCGCGAATGTTGACGCTGGCGGAGACTTCCCCAACCGTCGCGCTCAATGCGGTGATCGCCTGCGCGTTCGCCGTCACCTTTCCATTGACAGTAGAGATTTCCGTCGAGAGCAAATCAACCGCCTGGGCGATGTCATTATTGACCTGCACCTCCAGTTGCTCAATGCGCGAAACGATGGCCGAGCCGGGGCCAACTGCTGCGAGGATCTGCAGCGTGTAATCAGCCCGGAGGCCTGCGGCCGTCGCCGACACTTCGGTGCGGAGTTGCCTCTTATCGAGCGTTTTCGAGGCGTCTTGCTCAGTCGCGAGCTTGCCGATCCGGTCGAGCTCCTCCTGCACGTACCGCAACGAGTTGCCGAGCCATTCCGTGACCTTCGTGACGTCGCCGTTTAGCTGCCCGATGTTGATCGGATAGATATCGAGCGGACCAAACAGGATGTTGTCGGTCTTGACCGGGAGCCACGCCGATGGCGTCGATGGACCGCCGCCGCGCATGATGTACTGGCCGGATGCTTCATAGTTTGAATCGGGCAGCAGGAGAGCGTTGAGTGTGACAGAATATGACTGGTTGAGCGGCGCGACATAGGGAAGCTCGCCATCGAAGGCGATTTTCTTGACGCCCCATGCTTCCCGCACCTGCACCCGGATTGCCCGGACATTGGTCATGCCGCCGGCATAGGCGATCCCGATCGACGGGCGCCGGGTGTTGCCGTTGGCATCAAGATACTGCGCAGGGAATGCCTGCCAGCCATACATAGGCTGAGGCGTCGGATAACCAACGACAACAGGATTGACCGGGACCGGGATATAATCGGTATCGGGGTTCCAGTCATAGTCAGCCGGATCGACCTCGACCAGCACCAACCCGATATTGAGATCAGCCTGGTCAGTCACTGCATCAACGCGGAACAGCTTTGAAATGTAGCCGTTGCGCTCTGACGTCCAGGCGACGATGTCGTTCGGCTCCAGTATCCACGCCCATGGGCCGGCGACGACTGTATGCTTGCGGAACCGGCGCGCCTCGTGGAGCGCCGACAGCATCAGGCGCTGGACCTGTTCCTTGTAGGGCACGAGATCATATGAGACGTCGGCCGCAAGTCGGCGGTCACCGTCAGCCGCTTCAAGATCGGCATCATATCGTGCCGGCGCATCCTTTGGCGCGTATCCCTCTTCAGGTTCCGGATAGGTCGCGGCGATACCGTTGATCGTTGCCTCGATTGATGGGAACGGATCAAGAAGCTGAGGATCGGTCGATTCCAGCATTTCATCATCGAACGCGACAACGGCGGCATTCGCCGCGCCGACGCTCAACTTGTAGACGCCGCCGATCTCCGCCAGGCGACCATTGCAAGCGGTGAGAAGCGCCTGCACCGCATCGTAGACCTTGGTGTTGACAGATATCTCGCCGCCGCAACGATACTGCGTTTCAGTGCCGCCGCCGGCTTTCGGAACCTGCAAATCGCATTCGTTCATGGCCGCGAACCATGAGCCGTTCGGCAGCCGCGAAGCTACAAGCGCCTGAAGGCCATAGAACCACTTCCCCCCGAAATAGAGACCGCGCAGGATATTGTAGAGGATGACCGCCGGATTATCCGTGTACGTCCAGGTGCTCGGATCATTCCAGCGCTGCGGACCGGAGCCGCCGTTCGTGGTGTCGAGGCGCGGATCGTACCAAAGCCCTCCCTCGATCTCGAATTTGAACACGGGATAGCCGCTGAAAAGCTCCGTGTTGTATTGCGTGGTAACCACGGCATAGGCGACGCCGAAGCCGACCATATCCGCCGTATAGGGATAGTTCGGATCCGAACCGAACTTCTCGATAAGGAAGGGGTCGGCGACGGTCTGCGTCCCGTCATAGAATTTGACCCACATCCGGTTGTCGCTGCCATCGGCATAAGCCGGTACCGGAAAACCCTGATCGCCGTAGGAGGTGTTGCTGTAATCGATCTCCACCTTGGCATCGTCGACATAGAGGCCGACGAGGCCTTTGACGCGAATGTCTGAAACCGGAATGACTTCCGTCAGATAGGCGTTCGGCGTTTTTCCGGATTTCCCCCAGGTGCCGGCGTAGGACAGCGATCCCGCCGTGGCGGACCGGCCAACGATGAATGACCGTGGAACAATGCCGCCGAGCTGTAGCGTACCGCTCATGCCGCCGACGGCGCTGTCCTGCTTTTTGCCGAGAAGCGCCTGGGACGCATAGCTAATCCCGACGCCGATCGCGAAATTGAGCACGCTGACCGTTGCCGAGAAGACGAATGTTCCCTGCGCGGCCGCGCCGAGCAGACCGGTGGCGATGACCGTCGAGACAGGGTCCGCTTGCGCAGCCGTCATCGTCGCCAGGACGAACCAAGCGGTCAAAAACAGGACAGTGAACATCGATTATCCTACCCGGTATGCTTTCACGGCATCGGTGACGGGAACGGACCCCAAGCCTTCGGGGCCAATGAAGACGATGCGCTCGCCAATGACGACGCCGAGCGCCCAGCCTGTTGCATCAGAACGGATCGCGGCCAGATCGCCGGCACTCGCCAATGAGGGCGCAATCTCTTCGAAATGCGCCGCGGCGAGTTGCGTCAGATCATCGAAGCCGGCACGCTTCAGCGTGGAGAGTGCCCCTTTAGCCGTCCGGTACCTTGTCGAATATGCGGCGGTAGTATCCTTGCCGGTGACGGCCAGAACACAACGCGCAGCGAACGTGCAGCAGTCATTCGTTCCCCACGCGAACGGCATCATACGGGACCGGTCGAGTTCCGCATTGAGGCGCGTGCGCCATCCGAATTCCCGGCTCACTTGATCGCCTCTTTCTTCTGACCCCAGAACTGCTTTCTGGACGCCATCGCAGACGTGTACTGATAAAAACGATCCCCGGCGTTCCGAAGCTTCTGGCTTTCGTCGGAGCGCTTGTCCGTCGATGCCCTGTCAAGTTCCTGCGCATGGTTCCGACAGCGCAGCGTCAGCGTGCTTTCCTCACCTTCCGCGCCAGTTATGATCGGCTGCTCATCGACGCGCCCGACAAAGCGGATTGCAGCCGGTTCGATGAGGTTCATCGTGTCGGGGTCATAAGTGCCCCGCCATATCTGGATTTCCGCCTGACGGGCATCGTAGAGACGCACTGCCTGCTCAACGGCGGGGTGAAGCTGTGTCATCTTGACGTCAACGGTGCGATACATGACGTCGTTCACCATGGCGATGTCGCTGATATCGATCAGCGAAACCGCACCGGTGAAGATGCGAACGACCGTCACGCCGGTAATGCCGTCGACCACGGGCGCGTTGATCGTGCCGACGTCCGACCAGAAGCCGGCGGACTCCTGCGCGCCGGTATCGCGGCGCTTGCCGACCAGCCATAGGAAATCACGGTCCTCGACCACGCGCGCCGAGCGCGCGGCCTGAACCTGCGGTGAGATATTGCGCATCAGAGTACCTGCAGCCCTTGAAACGAAACGGTGCCCCGCCCGGTGTTGAGATCAGCCGGCGCAGAGACAGAGCCGGGAACGATCATCATCAGGCATCGAGGGCGAACGAGGCGGACGGCAGTGCCGACGACGGCGCCAGGCCGGATATGCGGCCTCACCTCAAACTCTGGCGTCACGCCGCCGGCGCTGGCCGTCACGGTCTCCTCGATGCGGTGAAGCGCATAGCTCGGATCGGGACCGTACTGGAAAGACAGCATGTCGCCTTCGGACGGCTTATACCCTTCAGGCACTCCGGCCAGCGTCATCGCCTTGTTATTGGCGTTGAGCGTGTTGATCGTGGCCGTCAGCCCGTTGAAAGCGGGACCGGTCGGCCAGGAGCCATTCGGATAGAGGATCGGATAGCACCGGGACATCGAATAGCCCCAGAACAGCCGCGATGCATCCTCGAGCGCCTCCATGCGCGCCCGCCAGCGGTCCAGATCGTTCGGGCGCAGTGAGATCGTCTGCGCCGTCAGCGTCCATAGCGGAGTGTTGCGCCGCTTGACGATCGTCGATCCGCCCTGACTGCGCGCCGTCTGATCCCGGCGCATCAGCCGGAAATCGGTGGTCCATCCCGGAAAGCCGTCGAGGATGTCGACAATGTCGGAAAGAGCCATCATCGCTGCCTCTTTCCGGCGTACTGGTTGACGAGGGTCGGAAGCGCTTTAACGTTGTTCTGCGCGACGGCCGCCGATGCCTGCCGATCGCTGACCGAAACGACGAACGGCATGAGATTGCCGGATTTGTCGACATCGACGCCGACCGTGACATGGACATTCGAGCGATTGGCATTCGCCGCGGCGAGCGACTTCATCGACGGCACATTGGGGAGAACCTGGCTTCCACCGGGGAGCTTGATCAGTTCCGGCCCACGCTCACCCACAAGCGACAAGCCGCCCTTTGCGAAGCCGGTGCCATTGGCGTACATGCCGCCGCCGCTCGCGAAGCTCTTGGCCAACTGCCCACTATTCGAGAAGGCAGATCCTCCTCCGCCAAAAAGCGACCCGAAGATTCCAAGCATCCCGGAGTTTGAAAGGCTCGCGAAGAAATCAGAGTACGCACCCTTGCCGGTCAAGGCGGACTTGACGATCTCGATGGCCAGCTTCTTGAAGGCGTCGGCGGCGTCTTCGGTTCCGGCGATGACATTTCCCATTGCGTCAAGCGCATCAGAGCTCAACTGATCAATTCCATCGTTGAAATCCTGTTGCGCCTTATTGAGTTTCTTCTGGCTTTCCTCGAGCTCTGCATTTCTCGTTGCAAGGGCCGCGATTTCCTGGCCTGCTTTGCTGTTGATGTCGACGCCGGCCCGTTTCAACTCGTTATAAACGCGCTGCACTACGGCAGAGCGCGCGAGCTGTTCCTGCTCGAATTTCAGGCTGGCAATGACATCATCAATTGCCTTCTTTTCCTTCTCCGCATCAGTGAGCTTCGTGCGCGTGGATTTTGGCTTTTCCGGTGCGATGCTTTCGCGGTTGGGCTTTTCTCCCGGAACCGGCATCTGTGATGCCCGAATGCGGCCGAGCGCCTTCTGCAACTCATTGGCGGCCTTGATGCGGTTTTCCATGCTGCCATCGTTCCGGACGGCTTCGTCATAGGCCTTATAGGCGCGTTCGCTGTCGCCAAGTGCAGGTACAGCAATCCCGGCTAGCTCCTCCAGCGCCTTCTTGACGGCATTGATCTTCCCCACCTGTTCAGACGCGATGTCGCCAAGCAATCCAAGTGCCGCATTGACGCCTGGAATTGCTCTTGCCGCCTTCACCGATGCATCGTCCAATTCGCTGATAGCCTTGGCTTCATCGCGAATGTTCTGAGGGATGGAAGTATCGTTTGCGATCTTTGACATCGCCTCCCGGAATGCCAATAGGTCAGGTTTTCCCTGACGTATCGAAGCATTGAGATCCGAGAATGCATGCTGCATATCCCTCGCAGCAGCAGGGAAATCCTTAAAGCTTGGCGCCAGTTCAGTCAGCAGCCCTGGGCCGAAGGATGCAACCCGCGATGCCTCCTCTCCGGCCACCTGATAAAATTCAGAAAGTTGATCCTTAAGCGCCCGAATTTGAGACGCGGCATCCTCAGTTCTGAAGGACTGAATGAGGTTCCCGAAGTCGCCGTATTGCTGCTTGACCAGTGCGATGCTTTCGGCGTGCTGCTGGAAGAGGACGGTAAGGTCTTTGGTTTTCTTGCCGGTTGCTATGTACTGGTACAGCGCCGCACCAGCTGCGACCACACCTATCGTGACAAGAGAGACTGGATTGACAATGGATGCGAAGGCCGCGCCGATACCCGCAATCACCTCGCGGCCCTTTCCCATCTGGTTGAAGACGGCGGATAGCTGCGTTCCCTGCTGCAGTGCGATTTGAACCGGCGACATCCCCATGGCGGACGTAACGGCGATATCTTGAAATTGAGCGGCAATGTTCGACGTATTGAAGTTGCTCCCGCCAAGCGCCGGTGAGCGCCTGGCCGATAACACTGCGGAATTTCGCTGCTTAATCGCAGAGATGCTTTCCAGTGTCGCCCTACGCTCGCGCTGGATCGCTGACGTCATTTCGTCGGCAGAAATGGCCCCCACACGGTGGGCCTGCTGAATGCTAACGACAGACGCCTTATATTCGTTGATGGCGGCAAACACCGGATTGTACTTTGCCCGGAGCTTTTCCAACTCCGCGCCCTGCCCCGCCAGTACGCCGTTCCATTCCTTGGCGGATTTTGTCCCGATACCGACCATCGCATTGATGCGGGACTGCATCGAGGTTGTGATCGACCGGTCAATACCTTTTCCGGCATTATCGAACTGCTTCTGGATTTCATTGGAGGAAGTGGCGATAGCGCCTTCCACCTTCTTCAAGCTTCGGCGGAGCGCCGCAACGTCGGCGCTGATGCTCAGCACCAGATCGTCAGTCTTGTCTGCCATGGGTTGTCATCCTATAAGGAACCCCGCGCGAAGAGGGATTTGGGGGACAGTGATGAATGCTTTGAAGACGACGAAACGCCTTACAGACACGGGAAAATTTGGCGCTGCCCTGCTAATTGCTTGCCCGGTCATTGGCTGGTCTGCATGGCGGATCGCTGCTCATGTCGTACATGCAGGCGCGCGAGGCGCTGAAAACCGGCTAATTGTTGCTGAAGTTGTGGTTGGCCTAATGATAGCTGCCACGCTGGCCGGCATCATTATGCTTTGCGTCGGTCTTCAGACGGTCTCACACGGAAGCAGGGAGGAGGGTTAGGCACCCTCATCCATATTTTGCCAGCAGTGCATCAATTTCATCTTTAGACGGCGCTGCCGCCTTTGACTTCTCGATGCCTTTGGCTTCGCAATATCCGTCTATCGCAATAACCAGTTCACTGAGCGTTGAACGCCAGAATACGTCCGGCGTCCATCTCAGTGCGCCGTAGGCAATCTCCTGCCACTGCCGCCAAGGGAGGAGATCTATTTTTTCCCCTCGGCGGCCCCGGCGTTTCCCTCGTCATCCTCAAAATGATGGGATAGCGCCCTGGCAAACGCTTCTGCGATGGCCGCAAAATGCTTCAGCTTTAACTTTTCCAGCGCTTTCGCGGGTTCGCCCCGCACGGTCAATGAGGGGATCGCTGCACGGGTTGCGGCAACCTCCGCGCCTGATAGCCTCGTAAAGAGATCCTGAATGGATTTGCACTCAAGCCGCGTCGATAGGACCGACAGCCCCTCCATCTCAGCGGCAATGACAAGCGGGACATCGCCCACCCATAGAGCAACCTCACCACGCGCCCCGTTTACTGGCAGCGGGAATTCGCGTTCTTTCTCAGCCATCGCTTAAACCTCCGCCGTGAAGGCCAGCGGGCCGGCTGCGCCGAAAGTTGCGCTGAACTCCATATTGCCCTCCATCTCGCCGGAGAACTCGAATTCGGAGACCATCCACGACCCGGCATATTCACCGTCCCCTGGCACGATCACCTCGGCATTGAAAACGGTTCCACCGCGGACGTGCCCCATCAGGATTGCTTGGGTACCGCCACTGACGAATGCACCCGTCCCGGAGAACGTCCGGTTGACAATACCCGGCTCAATGGTTCGCTGAACTGCATCGCCGGGGCTGAGGCAATTCGGAATGGTCGTATCGACTTCCGAAGCAGACAGGTTGAAAGTCTGCGTTTTGAACCCGCAAAGATTTGCGAACACCTCGGTTTCAGCGCCGTCACCAATCTTGATGAGCAGCAAGCGGCCTTTCTGTTGGGGCATGAGAACGTCCTTTCATGACAAGAAACCCCGCTGAAGGCGAGGTGTTGGAAGGCAGGAATGTGAGCGCAGTTATTCGTTGATGAACGCGACGAACCGAACGACGCTGTGCGTGGTCAGTCCGTCCGGATCAAAGAACGTCGGGGTATCGAGGTGCTGGAACCCGGTCATCACGAAGGACGGGAGGGCTCCAGGCCAATTATGCAACGACTTGGTGATCGCATAGGTCACGTTGTGGGCTTCTGGCTTGCCGACCGCGCGCGACCAGACATCGAGGTCGACATGGATTTCATAGCCGCTGATGCACTGAGCATCATCGCGGATGATATCGAAATTGCCGAACGCCACATACGGAAACTCGGCATTCTCCGGAACACGGTCATACACGCGATCCGCGATCAGCACCGACACTGTGGCATCTGACAAAAGCCTGGCGTAGATCGCCTCTTGCAATTCGAGTGATGGCGACATTACCAATTCGCGTCCTTGACCACTTGGTTGATGACCCTCCGCATCTTGCGGAGCGCCTTGGGCTTGAACGCTCGCCAGGTCGGAAAGATGTGTGGCAGTCGCGGCCCTAAGCCGTTATAGCGCCCGGTCGTTTTCTGTGTTCTCGGCCCCGTGCCGAACTCCAGCCAGCGCCAAATGTATTCGGCGAAAATCCCGGTCGCATTGGTGTCCTTAGACGCGCGCTGCCCGAAGACGGATTTCTTTTGGCGGTTGGAGAGTTTGTCCCCCTGAATGCTCGCCTTGTAATCGCCATCCCCAGGGGCGCGGGCCGCAATCCGGCGCGCCCCTTCTTGGGCAAGCTCTAGCTGAACTTTTTCGAGCTTGACTTCCAAGTTCGGGACGAGCGCATTCAGCCGGCGCGTGACGGCCTCACGCCCGAGTACTTTTGTTTTCAGTGCCATTGATCGTCCTCGGGCGTTGGGTTCTCTCCGCCTTCCCTGCCTCGACAGCAGCGTTGGCACACCGGGTTGGGACAAGTCCGACATACCCGGCCGGGAAAACCTTGGTCCATGTGTTGTTGAACTCCGGGGGAGACCAGCGAAACCGTTCTATAAATCGCACCCAAGGCATCCCATCACCCCGTCGCCACGCCGCTCTCACAAAGCAGCGATATGAAGGCGCGATCGACTTCTTGCGTGACGTCGCGCACGTTGAAGGACTTTCCGGCATGAACATCCCGAAGCTGCCAGCCCGCGGTTATTTGCCGGGTGAGAGAAGTTTCCCGAACGATGACGACTTGCAGGTGTTTTCCCGTCAGGCGACTTGCCATGACGCTTTCGCCGCCGCGCAGATGCCGGTACGCGGCGCGGCACTGAAACTGTTCGACAAATTTGCCGATCGTGTTCCCGGCCCCGTCATTGGCGTTCTCGCGCTTGTCGAGAGCTACCCGGTAATAGAGATCCCCGGCACTGATTTGTTTGGTCATGTGGGTGCGCTCCCCGTTAGCTCGCTACAAGGCCGGTAATGACGCCATCGGCGTTCACCTGCGGCGTGACTTTCGTGTCGTAGGTCCCTGTCAATGGAATGGTCAGACCAACGCCGTCCTGCACGATGCCGACGTTTGCGGGGAGCTTCGCCGGCTGAAGCGCGCCCTGGTCGACATGGAGGGTGCCGCTTATGGAAACCTCGCCTCCCGCCGTCTCGATCGAAACCGAAAGCCCATCGGCAATAACGCGCAGCGTAGGCGAATTAAGCTCGATTATCAGGATGTTGTTGCCGACGCGGGCGAGCGTATTGAATGCTCCATCGCCGTTCCACTGATTGAGCAGCAGCGTATCTTGATCTTTCACGATCGTTGACAACCCGCTGAGGGAAATCCCCTTTAGCTCGTTCGTGTCAGCGGCAACCAATGACTTGCCGGTGTCCAGCGTGCCTTCGGTATTGTTGAGCAGGTTGACATCAGCACCATTTCCGAGAACGTCGAACAGCGCATCCAACACGGTGCCGGCGAGGATCCCGTTGGAGACTGCAGATGATCCGCTTGCCCTGCTGACGTTGCTCGCATTGTAGACGGATACAGGGGTTTGCCCGTCAGTCGCCATCGCGACGGCAGGAGGGAGCCCGACAGTCACATCCTTCGTGACTGGATCAACCGAGACAAGCGCCGGATATGTCGGCTCGTTGGCATTTGCCGTGACGGTGACGATATCGCCAGTCGCGATGATCTCGCCATCGGAAGGCACCCCACCCAGATTGGAAACAGCCTTGACGCCCATGGTTCAGGTCCCCTTGCCGGTGGTCGCGTAGACAGTCGATGTGCCGGCGCTGATCGCCGCCATGTGCGTATGAGCGGCGGTCACGCTGAAAACAACAGATGTTCCCGGATTGACCGGCGTTCCAGTCGTCACGGTCGCGGCAACGGTCCCGTCCCCGAACTCGATAAAGGAAAGATCGCCGCCGGCGCCGTTCGTCACCATCACCTGACCATCTTGCACCGAGGAGAGAGCCACGTTCGCCGAGGCGTTGGTTGCAGCGATGTTCACCGTTCCGGATGCATTGGGCGCGAATGGGGCGCCCCCCGCGATCTCGACGGGAATTGGGTTCGCATCGCTGGCGATCGTCGATCCATCCTTGCCGGAGATCGGCAGGCTGTCCGTGACGGTATTGCCGCCGACCTCAGTTATATTGCTGGCGCCAGCGCCACCGCCTCCGGCGGTTTCTGTGGCGACGACCTCGGCGTGTGTGCCATCGCCCATATCCTTGAGCAGCTTGAAGACGCCATTGGCGACGGCATATTTCTGATCAGCCATTTCGGCCTCCTGAAGAATGATTGACCCAGCTAAGCGGCAACGTGCGCGCGCCGGTATTCCTGAAGAATGTATTCGACGCCGAACGGCAGATCGGAAACCGTGCCCTCGATCACCGCATCTCGGTTCTTGAACCGGTGCGCCACGATTAGGCAGACGACATCGACCAGATCAGGCGGGACATCTGCGACTTCGGTGCCGAGCTCGTAATCAACTTTGACAGCGCCGATGACACCACGGGTTGACGGCCACGATTTGCTATAGGCCGGCTCGACGCGGACAGGCTCGCTGTCGAGATCGGCGTGATAGTCCGTCGCAGGAAGCGTTTGTGAAAAGCCGTCGGCGTCGATGTAGGAAATCGACTTTATGCCCTTGATCGGAGCGCCTGGCAGGATAATGCGACATGGGAAGCAGTCCATGGACTTCCGCCACGTCTGGGGCAGCATGGCGTATCCGACGCCGGAAGGTCCGTCGATACGCGCGATTGCGCCCAAGACCAAAGCCGGGAGAAGGTTGTCATCATCCGGAGCGTCGATGCGCACCCTTGCCTTGATCTGCTCGAGAGTGAGCAATTCGGCTGTCGGCTTGGCAATGACGGATACGCCTTGCCACATTATTTCACCGCCTTTTCGGCGTCATCGCGCTTGGTCGCAGTCTCGCGCGGCTCGTTCCGCACTAGGCTGGCGCGCTTGGTCTTGACGAGGATATCAGCCTCCTCGACAGGCACGCTGCGCACATCACCACTCAAATGCAGCTTAACTTTCACGAATTTCGACATTTCACTTCTCCTTTGGTTCATAGAGCGGGCGACCGAAGCCGCCCGCCTTGATGAGCCAAACGATTAGGGCTGGATCAGATGCTTGACGGCGCGACCGTCGAGGAGTTCGCCGTCGAGGCGCAGGAAGGCGATAAAGCCAACCTGAAGGCTATCCATGTAGCGTTCGCGCAGGGTGATCATCTGCATCTGGCCGACGCGGCGAACCACATACTTGTTGTGGTCCCCGAAAATGACCGTCTTGTTACCGGTCGCGATGTCGGCCATCGCCTGGTTGATCTTGTAAGGCTTGCCGAGCAGCGTATCGGGCGCGCCCGTCTTCACATCGCCCATCTGCCAGAGATAGTTGCCGTCGCCATCCTTCAGCTTGCGAACCGATCCAAGCGTCTTGTCGTTGAACTGCCAGAAGCACCGCGGCGAGGACCGGTAGGCAGGATCAACGGAGTGCTGCAGATCGATAAGCTCATCGCACGTTATCGCGGCAGCGCCGGCGGCTGTGATGCCCAACGATGATGCGGTGACAATCCCATTCGGCTTATTGGTGCCGTCGCCGACCGTCAGAACATCGTTGCCGGTGCGGCCGAGGCGTTCGCCGAAAAGTTCGTTCAGCAAGCTGCCAAAATCGAAGAAGCTATCCTCCAGAAGTTCGATCGATACCTTCACGACGCCGGAGTCATAAAGATACGCGTTGAGCATTTTTTGCCCGAGCGCCACATCCTTACTTCCATCGTCGAGAACAGCACCGTTTTCGGTATGCTCCTCGCCACGCTGCGCCGTATCATCCGTAGTCGGCCAAGGGATCGGATTTCCGCTGGCCGTCCGATACTGTCGGGCGACATTCTCATCGAGCATGGGGCCCCAGGCGGCAAGCGCCTTGTCGATCTCGCCGGAAAATCCCTCCGGGATTGTGTAGCCGCCAGCAGTCCCCGGCGCAGTTGCCTGGGCGCGACGATCGATGTCCTTATCACTGCTGCGATTGTCCTTGAGGATATTGCGCTCCTCGATGGACAGTTCCGCCACGCCATAGCGCATCGCCTTGACGAAGACGTCCTTGTATTCAACGGACGGCTCGTCTTCGTTGCGGTTTTCACTGTTCGCACCCTTGGGGCGCCGGGAATCTCCCTCGTTGGCGCGCGCTTCCGCTTCCTCAAGTTTCTGGACGCGATCCATCCGCTCGCCGATCTTGTCGTGCTCGGCCATCATCGCATCAAATTCGCGCTCAATCTCCTCGCCGCGCTCCTCTGGCGTGTCATCCTTGATTTCATCGAGTTTCGCGCGGGCGTTGGTCGCAATACGCGCCTGCTGCTCACGCAGCTCTTTGAGCTGTTGTGCCATGGTATTTCTCCAATTTTCGGGAAGGTTGATAGGCAGCAGCAGGCGCTACTTGCCGTTCTCTCGCTCTTTCAGGGCGAGGTTCATTCGCATGCGGAGCCGCGTTTGCGCCGCATGGAAGTTTTGGGCCTTGCGCGTGGCGCGGTAGGCTTCGAGGCCGCGCAGGCCGATCTCTGTGCCGGAATATGCCGGGTCGGTGACGACTGACACGTCAAAGAGGTCGAGTTCATAGACGTGACGGATAGGGATTTCCCCGGTTTCGTCCCACTCTTGCCGGGTGGCGCGGAAAGCGAAAGACATCTTGTCGAGGTCGCCGCGCTTCATCTTCGGCACAATGCGCATGACGTCCGGATCCTGCGCGTCGAGCGTGGTGTCGATCTTCAACCCATGATCATCCTCAGAGAGAACAAGTGTTCCCTTGCCGGAGCGTGACCGTGCCAGCGGAAGGCCGGCATGGTTGATCAGAAACGACACATCGTCGCGCGTGATCGCCGCCCGGAAAGCGCCCGGATGGATAATCTCGCGGAAGTAATCGCCGATGTCGGCAGCCTGATTGAACACGGCCGCATAGCCTGAGACCTTCACCGTGTCCTCTTCGGCACGGATTTCAGCGGGCAAGCCGCCGCGAATTTCACGCTGCATTTTTGTTGTCTCCAGTGTCGTCATCGTCTTCGAGAGGCGGACCGCCATTATCGCCGATCCCGCGAGCCGGCATCTGCCCGAGCTTGTCGATCGGCAGCATCGCGCCCTGCATATGCAAGAGATCAGCGCCGCCGCCCTTCTTTGGCCTGTTCTCCATTTCGCGGGATTCGTCCGGCGTCATCTGGCCGGTGGAGATGGCGCGGGCATAGCCTTCCATGCGGGTCTTGAAGTCGCCGCGAAGCAGGCCGTCGACGTTCATCTCGACATACATGCGGTTGTTCGAACGCCCGAACAGCTTGAGGTTCAGTTCCTGCTCAAACTGCGTCACCCAGCGCCGGATGGTGTGCTTGACCAGGTGGAGATCCTGCTGCTCCGTATTGGAGAACGTCCCGTGGGTGAGGTCCTGCAGAAAGGTCGGCGGCATTGAATAGATCCGCGCGAACTGCTCGATAAGGAAGCGCTGCAGCTCCACCAATTGCATCTTCTCGGGGTCGGTGCCGAGTTGCTTGATCGTATGCCCCTCCGGGATGGAGAGAGCGAGCCGCTTTTCCTTTGCGGCCTTCTGGACAGCGCCGGCCAGATCATCGGCGGCGCGCTGCATTCCCCCAGGCGACTTGAAGGGTCCTTCAATTGCAAAGGGCGGAACGCCACCGTTCTGGAATATTTTCGAGCCGTATTTCGTCACCGCCTGCGCAAGCCCGATTACGTCCTTGTTGGTCGAGATGGGCGAGCGATGCCTTAGCCGATCGGACTTCAGCATGAATGGGATATCGATGATTTCCGCCGCTTCGTAGCGGTGAACCTTCTTTCCCCCATCCCTGTAATCGTAGAATGTGCGGCCCTCGATGCGCTTGACGGTCATCTGGCCTGGATCGAGCGGCCATATATTGATGACCTTTCTCAAGGCGTTGCGCTCGATGAAGGAATAGGCGCGGCCGCCCGTCAAAACCTGTTCGAAGGTGTATTTTCGCCAGTCGAACGAGGACGTTTCGTCGTTTGCGGCGTCGTGAAGGATCGGCCCTATCCCGCTTTTGATCCTTTTGCGGCCGTCGGTGGTCTTGGTGTAGGCGTGAAGCGGCAAACCGGCCAATGTTCCAGCGAGGAAATTGACCGCGGCCCAGATCGCCGGTACCCCAAGCGCGCTTTCGATAGTGACGATCTCACCGGATGCGGACGCTCCAAACGACCAGCCAAGCACATCGCTAACGTTCGATGCCGAAAGCGGGACCTTTGGGTCCTCAAGGGAGGTCCTATTTTCCCGGCGAAAACGATCAAAAAGGCCCATTATGCCACCGCAAATTTGAATTCAGGATCTTCCCAAGGCGAGGTAGGCTGTACCTTCGGCTGAGGGTTCCGGCTCATCATCGTGACCGCATCGAACAGCGCCATCACGACATCAATCTTCGCGTCACCGGCATTCTGTTTTGTGGCGCGGATGGCCGTAGCGGTCGGTTCGATCTTTAGATTGCCGACGCACCAGGCCATCAACTTCGATCCGCTATGCCGAAGCGTTTTCCGTGTCAGCCGACGCTCTGTCGTCTTGATGGCGTTCATCATCTGATAGCCTTGGGGCACGCCATCTAGGTTTCCGATCTCTTGATTGACGCCTATCCCGTCCAGTGCGTCGACCAGCTCGCCGAGGCCGGCCGGGTCAACGGCGACGGTCGCCAGCAATCCGCGCTGATTGATGTCTTCGACGATGTCAATGATTGCTGAGACGTCCTTCAGTTCGTCATCGACGATCGTCAGTTCGCCATCTTTCGCAAAGTCCTGCAGGGTGCTCGCTATCGACTGTCGGCGCTCCAGAACTCCCTTGTGGCACCACGCATGGCACCAGCAGAGCCATTCTTTGGTCACCCGGTGACGGCCGAGAACGACGAGACCGAACAGATCATCAAGGCCGCCGCCGTCAGCGCCAACCACGACCACCTCGCATTGCTCTAAAAGGCTATCCAGCGTCAGCTTCGGATCGGCGCGAGCGCCCCAGAAGTCAGCGCCCGGCCAGCGGTTCGCCCGAAGGTTCATGCCGATTTCGATATTCAGATGCTTGGCAAGGAAGGTCTGGGTTGTGTCCCCTTCTTCGTCCTGGCCGTTGTTGACCGCCGCCAGCTTTCGCTCCAGCCATTCCTTACGAACAGAACGCCCCATGTTCGGATTGGTCACATAGAAATTCTCGGCCCGAAGATACGCCTTCGTCTTGATCATATTTTCCGGATACTCGTAGAGCACCGGGAGAAACCTCGGATCCTCAATCTCGCCGTCACGTACTTTCCTGGCGTATTCCAGCTTCTCCTTAAACACCCCAGAGGGAAACGTATCCGACTGTGTCGTGACATAGATCACGAAGCCTTCAGGCCGGGAGATCAATCCGCCTGTGGCCTCTTGCAGCATCGCGGCTGCATTCGCCTTCTTGCCAAACAGCCACAACTCTTCGACCAGCACGAATGCAGCCTTCTTGCCGGCCGAAGTCGTGGAATCGGCAGACACGACCTTGAGAACCGCCATCGTCAGGCGGTGCGTGATCTGCTTTAGGTTGTCTTGGACGTGCAGTAGGTCGACCAGATCGGGGTCAGCCCTGACCATGTCCGCGGCTGGCTTGAATGAGTTATCCGCCACCTCCCGCGTCGGCGCCAGGATCAGCAGTTCTGCCGAATGTCGCCAATTCCTGATCAACGCTGTCAGCATGATGCCGGCGACGATGGTCGACTTGCCGTTCTTCTTGCTGATGAGGAGAAAGAACTCCTCTATCAGCCTTGTAGCGTTTTGAGCGTCATACGATCCAAAAACGGCGCGCACGAAGTCGAGCACGAAATCTTCGCTGACCTCCCCGAACGTCGGGTGTCTGGTTTCGCCGGTTTCCGGGTCGATGATTTGCGCCAGATCAACGACCTGAAGCGACTTGAATACCTCTAGTGCCGCCTCTGCTTCATCAGGAAACAACGGAGCGAACGGGATCAAAGACTGGCGGGCGACGATCCGCTCGCGCCAGTCAATGCATGCCGTCGACCATTGCATCAACGGTTATCAACAACCAGCTTCGGGGGCGTCGGAGGAGCGAACTTGCCGCCAACGGCCTTTGCTGCCGCCTTTTGCTCTTCCTTCTTGCCCAGCTTCGGAGCCCTTGTCTCACGCTGCTTCACGGATGCCGCGCCGCCGGCAGCCCGGCCCATCTCCTCGAGCTTCTTCAGGGCAGCGACGTTGCCGTCCCGGGCCGATCTGAACAGCAGACCGATAACTTCCTTCCGACGTTGAGCGTGACCATCGGCCAATTCGTCAGGGAAGTGCTTACGAAGGGTATCCGGGTCGATCCTAAGTGAACGAGCGATCGAGTTGTCGCTTTCGCCCACAAACTTCAACTCCTCGACGGTCTGACGGTCTTCAATTGAGGGGCGATACGGCGGCCGCCCTCCCCTGGAAGGGCTTTTCGGTTTTTCGGTCATATCAACCTTCCATCCGGAAATTTCGAACCGGGAAAAAAATTGTGTTCGTGGGAAGGACGCGGGTCTAGCGCCTCACCCCCTCTCTGCTTCGACCCCTCCCCCTCCCCTTTTGCCATCCGGTTGCCATCCAAAGGGGCGGTGCAGGGCCATGGAGAGACTTCCCCTCATCGAGAGGCCTTCAGCATTGATGCAGCTGTACGGGCTCCTATGGCCGAATGGTGGGCTGGGCTGGTCTCACCCTATCCTCACCCAAACGTTGCACTCTGTCCGATCAAGCATCATCGGCGCCTTGCCCACCATCTGAAGGGTCTTGCGCGTCTCGGACTTGGTGCACTGCCAGCGGTCTTTGCGGAGGTGGAAGGTATCGGCCGTCATCCGGTCATAGACGGCGATGACGAGAAACATGACGGCAGCGGCCAGTAAGGCGGCGAGGAGCCAGCCCAGCGAATAGATGATGGCGTCGATCACTCGCTACTCTCCGCAAGTGCGGAGTCGATCTGGACCGCGACATTCGCACCGCTAACCCATCCGGCAAGCTTGAATATCCATGTAGCCAGCGTCATCCGGAGGCCGAACATGCGAGGCATCCGCACACCGATGCGGATACTCGATAGCAGTTCAGCCCCGTCGATAATGATCTCATCCTTGGCCATGGGCGCTTCTCCGGTCGCCGTGGTCACTTGACGGGCGCGGCTAGATCGGCACCGTTGCCGTTGCTGTTGTCGAGCACGATGATGGGCGCGTCCTGCAGAGTAAGCCGCTGCTCATCAAACCATCGCGATTCCTTGCCCTCCTTCGGAGCAACGAGATACTGATCACAGCCGGTTATGTACGTGGCGCGGCCTGTCACAACGCCTGAAAGTCCGGTGATGATATCGCTGACGGTAGATCCTAATCTGATCATGGGGAGCGCCTTCCTTCTCTCTGTTTCACGTGTCTTGGTTTCGTGGGGGAGCGCCGGGCTGAATTCGATCCGCACTTCAAATGCATTCGGCCCACGCTGCATGTGCGTCACAAATGCCGTTACTTGAAGCGCATCAGGAACGATGTCTCCCTCGACTATGAGGGACAGGCAGCTGTCGCTATGCCTCGTGCCAACGATGGACACGTCAGCCGTAGCGAACAATGGGAGCAGGTAGGCCAGCACCTCTGGGTTTACGTCTAGTCGCGAACGCATGTGCGCCTCTCCATTCGCTGCTTGTCTCTGTCGTGGCACGGCTTGCATAAGGTCTGGAACGGACCGGACCAGAACAGCTCTTCGTCGCCGCGGTGCGGGGTTACGTGGTCGCATACGAGTTGCGAGCTATTCGGCTCCAGCAGCCAGCACATCTGGCAAGTGAAGCGGTCGCGCACGAGGATCGACATCCGGAGCTTCTGCCAACGTGCCGTCTTGTACCAGGCGCGCCATGCCTGGGTTTGATCCCGGAACCGTGAACGGTCGGCTTCGTCTACCGGTGCCCGGCGAAGCATCGGGGCGACCGTCCGCACCGATGGCTTGACAACCTTGATCTTAGCCACTGGTCGCGCTGGCGAGGATGTCGGCTTTGAGGCGCGCCACCTCGTCGCTCAGCGCTTGAATGCGATCGGCGGCAGCCTTGAACATCGCAGCATACGCATGCTCTGGAGTGTCGAACCCTTCACATTCACCGGAGAACGGGTTGAAGAAGTGATATCGCGACGCCGACGTGCCCACGTTGATAAATGTGACGTTTTCGGCATGCGATGCTGACGCAGTTTCTCTCGGTTTCATGTTCAATCCTCACACCTCACCACAGTCAGCACGTCATCCCCGAACAGATATACCTGCGAATAGCACCGCTTGGTTTTGACGCGGATAGGGATTGGCTGGAGGGTGAGCGGGCGCTCTGCTGAAAGCGTTATGGGCCGGTCGGGGTGCGGCACGGCGGCTTGAGCCATTGAGGCGATGCAGATCGCGGCGATGAATGCGGCGAGAGCGAGTAGCTTAGCGGTCATGCTGATTACCCCTAGTTTCTGGATAGCCAATGCTGCGGCGGAGCCAACGGCCCCAACGAGGCCCGCAACCACGATGACCAAATGCCACCCGTCACCGGTCAGTTCGTACAGCTTGGCATTCGCAAGGATCGACGACATGAAGGCGAACATCGCCGCCATGGCGGAAAGCTTCGCGCTCATGCGACCCCCCTCAACTGGCGCGCCGTGGCGGCGTAGATTTCGCTGGTATACCGCGCGGTGACTTCCTCGCTGATTTTGGTGAGTTCCGCCCGAAGTTCGGTGGTATCAACCTGCAGTGAGACGGTGCAGGCTCTTCCCTGCGTCGAGACCGGAGCGGTCATGCGGAACGTATCTGCTACTGCAACAGCCGGAACCACAGCAGCGAGAGGCGCGGCGCCGAGAAGTCCGAGAAATGTGCGTCTTTTCATGATGTTTCTACCCATTGGTGTATAAACCCCGTGGTCGGCGGCATATTTTGCGGGCTAATTCAACCGGAAGTAATGGCGCCGTTGATCGTGATATCCCCTGATTGAACAGTGATCACGGACGTACCGTCTGATAAGCGGTCTATCCGGCTGCCGGGCAGTCAAAGGCATCGACTTCTACGCTGCCAAGACGATTGATCAGATCTCGGGTTCCCCCATTGATCCAGTCTTGAAAGTCGTCGACGCGCGGATCATAGAGCGGAATACCCTTGATCCCGTCGAACTCACCGAACACCATGGGCTCACCTGGATTTGGGAGCACCGCGGCAACTGCCGGCACAGCAGCCGCGACGGGTGCAAGGCCGAGCATGCGAAGGAAGTATCTGCGTTTCATGACGATCTCCGATGACTAAACGATCTTGACGTGGTTCACGATGAAATAGATCAGCCACGCCAGACCACCGATGAGGCATGCAACGGCGCTGATCAGGCCAAAGATGGCGAGATAAAAGAGCATCGACAGGTCTGGCAGATTCCACATTGCGGGCCTCTCTCATTCGTTGATGTCGTTGAAGCTCTTGACGCGCGGAGCCTGGTCGTGTGCCCCATTGGCGAACACAACCACATCGCAATTCGCTATTTCCCGCTGCGCTCTCAGATCCCAGCCGCGATGGATGAAATCAGGAAGGCCGAAGGCTTTGACGGCAGAGTGGTATTCCTCACCACGGAAGCCTACGAAGTGGGTGCAAGGACGAAGTGTCAGGCGTCACCGCGCCAGATCGCATCAAGCACTTTGAGATCGTGTGGATTTGGAATGCCAAGCCCGATCCCATAAGAACCCCATTGGCGCGCCCAGCTATGAACTCGCCATGAGTGGCAGAGATATCGAAGATGGCGGATACCCCAGAGGCGCTTGATAAATCTCATGCACGGCTCCCATGGCGAATTGTTTTCGTGATACACAAAATGATTTATGTAGCACTTTTATTCTTGCATTCCGCACTTAATGTGATACATATAATCCCATGAAGATCACGTGGGATGAACCGAAGCGGCTGACAAACCTTACCAAGCACCGCTTGGAT